TATAACCCAGCAGTATTTGCAGCAGTCATTGTAGTTGATAATCTATTTGTAAACGTATTATCTAATGTCTTTAAATAGATTTTATAAGTGTCAGTAAGACCTCCTCTCATAATCCAGGATGCTTGATACTTCTGTGTTGATCTTACCTTTAAGAAGTTATTTGCTTTGCTCAAGTTGAACCACTCAGCTTGTTGCTCAAAGCCGTTTAGAAACTCTTTGTCGGTTTCAGCAGAAGCATCTTCAATACTCCAATCGTAATAGTCTTTAGTTGATCCAGATAAGTCTGCCCACTCAATATACTTAGGTGACGAGTTCCAACTATCAAAAGTATTGCCACTTACTGCACTACCTTGTAACGCTCCACTATAATACTCTTGGAAAGCTATTTTAAAGTCTTTTAAGGCACTTTGTGATATATCGGTAGTATCTCCAGCCAATATAGAATAATCGCTACTTACAAACGATTGTATAATATTTTGGATATCTGTTACAACTTGCGTAGCTGAGGGTATAGTATTAAGCTGCAAAGTAGCTATCTTAGTATTATCTCCAGTCGGATCTGTAAATAAACTTGCTATAACTTTAAATCCACTCTCAGAAGTATTTGTACTATTGACTAGATATTCAATAGGAGCAAAGCTAGGCTCTGGTATATTGGTTGTCGGTTGGTCTTGTATTGTAAGTGCCATCTATTTATATATACTAAAATAGACAGATAAATTTAGGGTAATGATTTATATCTTAATAATATCAATAACGTACTTACGGTATTGCTCTAATAATTTAGCCTCAAAGGCTAATATTTCTTTGTCATTAATTACACTAGAATAAAAGTCAGTTTTATCAAGACCATTTTTCCAGATACTATAAGCTATTGCAAAAGCTATGCTGTTTCTTATCTGTTCAGCATCCCTACGCTTACCAGATTTTGTATTTTTACCTCTAGGCTCTGTTATACCTCTGTTAAGCATAAATTTGCGTATAGCCGAAATAGGTGGTGCGTTTTTCCAAGAAAAAGGACTTTTGTATTTAAAGCGACTTATACCAGTATTTCTTACTGCTCCACTCACACCCTCGTCAATAAATTGATAATATGGTGGCATAGCTATCTGTATTTTAAATCCTCTTGCAGTAATTGTTACTGGTTTAGTATTTAACGATCCTATACTCTGAGCAGTAGCTCCACTAGCGACCCTACCAACGTCATATAAAGATTGTACCAGTTCATCGACTATCTTTTGCCAATACTGGTTAATCATAGCTATTAATCTTTTATCTTGCATTTTTCTCGTAATCTTCTTTCTCTACCATATAAGCCCACCAGTTAAGGAATTCTATTGCTCCTAATTTAGTAGACTCGTTAATACTTATGTTGTGTAAATTAGCCATAGCTGATATTATGCTGAAGAGTCCCCATCTTTTCGCAAAATCTGCTTGGTCATCTCTAGCGTCTCCCCCATCCACTTGCTCAAAGAGTCCTCTGTATCGTTCAAGTAATCGTTCCAAAGATTCCAAAAAAAAACAAAGACATTCCAAACCTCTTGTAAATCTACTTGCTGAATTAGCTTAGCCCTTTCCTCCAGGTTTAATTTATCGTCTCCATATTCACCGCCTTTAGGTCTGCTCATAGCTGCTAAAAGCAAGTGCATTACCTTTACTGCTTCGCCTTGATGGTTACTCCTAATATTTATAACATCTAAAAGCTGTCCACTCGTTAGCTTTTCTGGTTTATGTTCTAAATGATATTGAGTGCCATTTAAATATACCTTACTTTTAATTCTTAGCTTTTCTAATAGCTTAACATTAAAGGCATTTAAATCGTCTACTATCTTTTTAAATTCAGACATCTTAATTTTTGAGGCTTCCTCGTATGTTATGTCTTTTATAGCTGCTACTGCGTAAATATTCTGCTCAACTAAAGATAAACTTTCGTCTATTGAGTTTAATTCTTGGTATTGTCCTACTGTTATTTTATACGACTGTGTATTGTCCATATCCTTTTTTGCTAAATTTATGCATTATTAAATACCTCAAAGCATCTATTGCGTGATTGTACTCATCAATAGGTACGTTAAGACTATCTCCATTCTTATTTACTTTCCATTTATACTGTTCTAACTCTTTTATTAAGTTACGACTAGACGAATGTACGTTAATTGCGTAACCTTTCAAAAGATTGATTCCAAACATAACAGAATCTTTTCCCTTTTTAACGCCATCAATAGTCCATCCATAACGCCTCAGCTCCTCAATACTTTTAGGCTCTGCTGAATCAGCTACTATTAAAGCTCCTTTGCTAACTCCAAGTGCTTCCATTCTATCGCTTATATCCTTATTAGTCAATCCAGTTTCATATATTAACTCTTTAACCCATAAGTCTCCGTCTTGCATTCTAACTTCTATTAAGCTGGTAGGATCATTCGTAAAACCAAAGTCTATTCCATACCCTATTAGCTTCTTATCACCAAACCCCTCATTTAATATATACCATTTTTTGAAAATAAGTCCCTCTATGCGACCAGTCATTCCTCTGGCATATACTTTCCATAGGTCTAAATCTTTGTTTTTAAGGGCTTCTATCTTCTCTCTTATCTTATCGCTTAAAAAAGGGTTGTGTCTATGATCTGATATTATTAGCTCAGCATTAGGCAAAGGTATTACTTTGTCGTGCACCCAAAAGCTAGTGTCTGGGTTATAATCAATATAGACTTGCTTTCTTGTTCTAAGACTTAACTGCTCAAATATATTGTAAGGTATTCCATTAGCCTCGTTTACAAATAAATAATCACGCTTACCACTCTTTGCATCCTGGTCATTGTCATAGCTATTAAACTCCATTATAGAGCCATTAAGGAAACTAAACACCCTATCCGACCTATTATAAAAAGTTACTTGCTGTTTTATAGCCTCATCTCCGTTATGTATATCTATTGCATCCCTCAAAGCACCTACCTTAAGATTAGGTATATCTTGCCCCACAATAGTAATAATACAAGTCTCTGATATAGCCTTAGCAAATAATACTTGCAAAATAGCATAGGTCTTGCCAGAAGATGTACCACCTTGATTAACTACTATATCTGCATTAGATACAAAATTTTGACGATATAGGGCAGAGGTGCTAATCAACTATATCCTTTTCATTAGACGCTAATGGTACGCCAGTATCTATAATGTTAATATCAAGGCTTTTTAAAGTTGTTTCTTGTTGTACTTCTGTTCGTTCTACATAACCTCTTTTCTTGCCTTTAGTCTTTAGGTAAAAAATAGTACCAGCAGTATTACCTTTTTTAATTTGTTTGTGCAGTTGGCTTTCTGCAAAGTCTAAAGCAATATCCTCTATGCTCTCTACCTCTCTCTTATATTCCTCATCAGTCTTTAGCCATTCGTAATGAGTTGACCTATTTATACCTACTATCTTACAAGCAGAGGTTACCACTCCTAATGACTTTTCTAGGGCTTGTATCATTGCCTTTTTAGTTGTTGGATTTTGTTGGGTCATTTTTCTACTACTTCATAAGGTTTGCCATTAATTTTTATATCTAAGCTACTATCAAGTTTACTCATTCTATCTATAATAACTTGGCAGTACTTAGGGTCTAATTCCATACCATAGCATTTTCTATTTAATTGGTGTGCTGCCACCATTGTTGAGCCAGAGCCTAAGAACGCATCGTATATATTTTTTTTATCTGCATTGTCATTAAGAGCCATTTCTATTAAAGAAATTGGTTTCATTGTAGGATGAACAGTATTTCTTTCTCTTTTAGTTTGCCATACATCTCCCCTTATAGTTTTCTGTCCTCCAAACTTTCCGTGATACAATATTATTTCGTGCTGCTTAAAGTACTTGTCTAAGTGTTGTGCTGGGTTTACTTTATCCCATACTATGAAAGATTTGACTGGCTTCTGCAAATCCTCTAAAGCCTTTCTAAATAAATGAGAATACTGCCAAGAACAACAAACATAAAATGTATCTGAATTTATATTTAAAGAATCATAAAGAAATTTAGTAAAATCTTCATCACTCATTTTATCATTTGCAATTTTGTTGTGGTTTCCTTTTGTTACCCCTTGATAATCTATATTATAAGGAGGGTCAGTAAATACCATATCAGCCTTTTCTCCATTCATTAACTTAGCCACTTGGTCGCTATCCGTACTATCTCCACATAATAACCTATGCTCTCCTATTTCTATAAGATCGCCTAAGACTACATCTACTTGCATATTGTCTGGCTCTTGATAGTCGTCATCCTCAGCCTCTAATTCTGTCGCGTCATCAAAAGGAAAACCCTCTAAACCCCAATCCTCTAACTCTTGACTGTCCCACTCGTTAGCCAATATATCCCAGTCGTGTTCTCCAAAGCCTACGTTATCTGCAATAATAAAACGCCTTGCTTCGTCAT